TTTTGACTTCATCTACCACCGCTTCTTTGGATGGTGAACAGAATGCAACACAATCTCTACGACTATCTGCAATGTTACCAATAATGTAGTTTGCAATCTGACCATTGTCGTCACCTTTACCCTGTAGGACAAAAGAGATGTCAATTTCGTTTGCATTTCCAAAGTTATCGTATGCCAATGCAGTAGCACCAAACGATGCAGAACCTTCTGCAGTACCGTCATTACCATCTGTTAGCGTTTCGTAATTAGATGTACCTAAAAGGAAAGCTGCAGTGTTTGCAACATTTACCCAAGAACTTAGGTTCTCAATTACTGTTTCGTAATAGTTTGTTCTACCATCTGATACAGTTGCGCCTGGTGTAGTTGAGATATTCTCAAACTTTTCTAGGACTGTACCTGCAGTACCACTTACGCTACCACCACGGTCAATAACTGCAACGTGGTAGTTGTTCGTGTCTGGTGCTTTACCAAACAAGTTACCATGTTTCCATTTACGTACCATGGAAAGTTTGTTAAGTGTTCCATCTGCGAGAGTAAATTTGTTTTCAAAACCCATTGTGTATCGGAACGCACCGAACAATGCAGTGTTTGCAGCATCGGCACCTGTTAAGATCGAACCGTTTGCACCGATTGTTTCTTTTGAGAATGCAGATACAGTTAAGGTTTGATATCCAACTGAGTCGTTACCGAGTGTTACATTATCACCTGCGGCGATTTCTGTAATGTCGACTGCGTCTGTAGTTTGGAATTGTGTCGTAGTACTTGCGAATGCCACGTTTTGTGTAAATTGAACGCCGAGATCACCACCAAATAAAATCTTTTGGTTAGGAATATCGCCTTCATCAAAAATGTCTGATTGATATGAGGATGATTTGACATATGCAACGTCGATTGAGTTACCTAAATCACCAACATATTTTGCTTCAAATGCACCGTATACTGTGTTACCAGTATCTAAAGCGCCGATTGAACCCTCAGTAGTACCTGCAACATAACCGTTTGCGGATGTGTTAGCATATGCAGTGTTTGCATCAAATAATACTATAGTATCAGAATCTGCTTTCGCAGAACCAGTAGTTTCTGCACGATGAATAAACAATGCATTAGAATATGCAAGGTAATCAGCAGCAGTGAACCATGTTTCATAATTGGATGCGCCAGGTTTCCCATAACGATCCACAAGTTGTGTTTCGGAAGTAATAAGAATTGTTTCGTCGGTAGGACCCCAACCAAAAACGCCTGCGATTGCAGCAGGAGGTGTTGCAATAGCCGGGACGACTTGGCTTGCGTCTACTTCACGAACGATTACTGAAGGACTTACGGAAAAAGCCATATTTTTCTCCTTTGAATAAATTTATTTTTTATCAGTTCATATCACTGTTTTTATTTATAAAAACAAATGATTGGATCACATTATCCAATCGTCCTCTGTCTTTACTGGTTGAAAACCACCTTGCGGCAGATCTTCACCCACATCGATGAACCCAAAAGGAAGTAAGTTATCTTCAATTTGTTCGTCTGTTTTTTCTCTTAACATCATCATGGTATTGATATCAGTCATATCTTTAAAATATGTCTGATCTGTTAGCCATGCAAAAATGACCAAGTTCATCACTAAGTCGTCATGAGTTCCAGACTCTGCCTCGTATGAGTTTGCTTTTTTGGAAAAACGTGATAATTCCTGAATTGTGTTAAAATCTGATAAGATAAGTTGATTCTGTTCTATCAACATTTTCAATATAGAACAGCCAACTGACTTTACGCTTTTTGTTGTTCTTATTCCATTGTCAACGCTACGTCCAAAGCCACTTGAAATCCTTTTGCCGAGTCGTCCTGCGTTTTCTGTATACAGAATGTTTTCATAACCATAATCCATCAATAGTACATCTGAAACTTGTTCACCAATGTCGTTTATCTCGACGAGAACCGCTGCTTCATTGTACATCATTCCTACTCTATATATGATTGACGCAAAGTCGACAGGTCCTATCATGTTATCCCTGAAGACGCATACTTGTTTGTAAGGCATCTCAGTAATATCAAGTACCGTGAAAGTAGAATAATCCAATCCTTTACCACGAGAAACATCACAAGTCATACTATATGTGTGACCTTCTATTGCCATTTCGTATTGATAAAGGTTCTCTTGTTCTCTAAGTGGTCTTGAATATGCAAGTTCTTTTAATTTCTGTCCACTAATAAGTGTACCAGAACTTCCCAAAAATTCACAACAGTACTCCTGTCTGAATTTTTGATCATCATAATCTAATGCGGCAAGAGTTTCGTCGTGCCATTTTTGGTCTCGCCCAGGCACGTCATTCCACATCACCTTAACAAATTCATAACCATTTGTTTTTTCTTCAGCACCTTTACAGGTTTTCCAGAAGTGGTTTAATCCATTTGGTGTGGATGTCATTAGAAGTTTTGTTGACTCGCCAGACGAAATAGTAGGATAAACGGAAGCGAAAAATTCGTCATATCCTTCGATGAATGCAACCTCATCAAGATAAAGAAAGGAAATCGACTTACCACGAATTGCACTGGAAGATGTAGTACCTGCATAGATCTTACATCCGTTTTCTAATGTTATGTTTCCCTTGTTCCATTCTTCAACTCCTTGTTGCATCCATTTTGGAAGTGCTTCATATGCAAGTTGCACACGACTGAGAACTTCTCTGGCGGAATCACCTTTGTTCGCAAGGATTGCGACTGTCTTGTATTCATTAAAAAGAATGTAATGAAGAATAATAGCTGTTGCTGTGGTTGTCTTACCAGACTGACGTGCAGTGAGAACTGCGACACGTCTACTGTCTGTTATCTTATTGACAATATCTTCTTGGTAATCATACAGTTTAAAAGGTATGAGACCTCTATCAACGTGTACAATCTTAATGTATTTCTTTGCAAAGTAGATTGGATCTTGTGCACACTTCATATACTCTTTGAGCATCTTCTTAGTGTATTCTATTTCTTCGCCAATCCTTTTGAGATTGTTATTACCAAGATAACCCCTAGTTAGTGGATTACTTATCGCTACCATCCGCCTCACCTTTTATCATACTCAACAGATCTGCAGTAGAAACAATCAAGTTATTATTAGTAACGTTTGTTTCTGGGCGACCATACTTCTCTTCATCTTTCACTAATTTCTTTTTAGAAGAGATATCTACGAATTCTTTGTTGGCATCCAACAATGTTTTCATGAGCGTAGAAACCACCTCGAATGCACGAGGTGATTCCGATTGTTTGGCTATCTCTACCATTTCCTTCACTGCGTCATCACCTAGACTAATAATGTTCTGGACGTTAGATCGGGCAAGTTCGAGATCCGTTAAGTTCTCATCGTCGTTCGTTGTTGCAGGTGTGAGTACCTGCTCTCCAACAGTTTGCAGATTGTTTTCCTGCGACGACGATCCTTCTGCTTGCGAAGTTTTCTCCAATTTAGGTTTCGCCAGTACCTGTGCGCTCTGTTGTCTATTCTCGTCAGTTTGACTTTGTTCTCCACTAGATCCGAGTCTTCGTAGAGATCCAACATTTTCATGTGGTTCTGTAATGTCTTCTGCTTGAGTTTCTGCAAGTGAACGTACCCCCATTGATTGTGAAATTTGATCGTTTATCATGATATATTCACCTCTGTGAGATTGATGACTCCCCAATCGTCGTCAAAGTCAATCTGTGTATATGGTATAGTTTCATTAATGTCCACAGTGGGCGCACCGTTTGCGGTTAACCCAGGCTGTGACGTGTATCGTGATTGATACACTTCGTCAATATCGGCGGTAGGACTAGTATTTTGTGTTACCTTCACATCAACAAATTTGATCATAGGTTTGGTTCTATTTGGTCCAAAGTACCACGCTTTCATAGTAAAGCTTAAAGTATAAAGAACACTTTGTCTTTCGGTAAAGTCTCCCTCATACACTTCCTCTGTACTTACACTGTTAAGTACGAGCGGAATATCGATTGGATCTAGATTGTCAAGTAACTTCACGGTAGATGTAAATTCAGGATTGAAGAATGGGACAATCTGTTCCATAATCTTTGCTGCATCCTCTGAGTACTTAGTCATTATGTACAAAGAGAACTCTAAATTATATGGAACGCCAGCATAAACAAACCCACGTCCGATTGCACCCTCTTCGATGGTGGACTTACGGATCTTCATGGTGTTGTTGATTTTGCGTTCCCCATCATATGTCATACTGTTCAATTCGAATGACATACGTGGTAGTGTAATTGCTGCAGGACGATCAAGACTTGCGTCCTGAGTAATCCTAGCAAGGACTTTTTGGAATGGTGAATAAGAAATCGGGACAATCATCTCCTGCTCTGTGGTAGAGTCGATTGTTCTCTTTATCTTAAGTTGGTTGAAATACGTACCAAAGATGGCAACATATTTTCTTGTAGTTTGGTTGTAGAAATAATTTGCGATTGCCATTATGTGTTCGCCTCTTCTGGTTCATCATCTCCAAACGCTATTGTTTCACTGAATGGGTCCATCTCTGAGAAGTCTATGATATCGTCTGCTTCTTTCTCAAAGAAGAAATTGTCTGCGATTGGATCTGTGTTAGATAGAGCTTCAAGTGTATTAACGTTTGCAGTACCACCAACTGTTGATATATGATCTCTGAATATTTTATCTATGTGTTCGTAACCAGTCTCAATTCTCTCGTTACTATATTCCATTAGTTCACATCTCAAGTCATAGACCTGCAATCCACCACTCTGATAGAACACACTCTCATGTTCAACATACATTACAGAAAAGATCTTACCATTAAGTGGGAAATAAATTAGATCTCCCTCAAGAGGTCTTGTCTGTTGTGGTTCATCTTTTGTGACATAACGTTCGAATGTTCTTATCGCAACAGTGAAAGTAACCTGATCTCTGATCTGCAAACCAAACTTAGAAAGGAAGTCACCTTCACCTTCGAAACCATCTACACTCTTAACATACATCTCCATTTTAAACAGACGATTGTAAAGAGGCGTGGTGTCTTCGTTAAGTATATTATCAACTTGTCCTTCAGTACGAGGCAAGTATTCGCAATCCACACCATAGATGCGAATTGATTCGATTACTAGATCATCGATGAGTTGTTGTTCATTGAAGTGATCAGTATTGCGGAAGAATGTTGACGTTGCCATATTTTAACCAATAAAGTTATATACAAGTGGTTGAAGATTTTGAATGGACTCTTCTTCCATACGTTCTCTTTCGGTACGTGCCTCTTGTAAAATTTGTTCTCCGTTGAACTGAACTCCACCAACAAGTTGCATACCTGTGAACTTAGTTAGGTTGAGACCCCATTGTTCACGAACTAGTACAGAGGAATAGTTTTGTAACCAACGATCACCCCAGACATCAGGATAAGTTCCTTCATCAATGATGTCATATGCTTCGATGATAATATAATCACCAGGCACAAAGAATTCTTTGGTTATGTCTATAAAGAGTTTGTTTACATGTTTATTGTATCTAACCATTGGTTGACCAACAAGCATGTCTTGGAGTAATGTCATGTGCGACATTGTCATGTAATAATTTGCAACGTCATACCCACTAATATCGTTGACGTTGTTTAAAACATATTGATATGGAACATTGAACATACCTGCACCTGCAGACATGGATGATTTCATATCAAATACTTTTGAAATACCTAATAGATTTTGTGGTAGAGGAAAATATCCGTTGTCGATATCGTCTTGTGTGATTTGATGTTTCAGATAAACGAGTTGACTTCCATTGTAGTGGTAGTCTCTCCAAAAAGAAACAGCTTCATCTACACGATCCTCGACTTGTTCGTCTGAGACGTTAACCTCAATAACTGGTGCACCAATTTTTCTTAAGATATATTCGATAAATTCTTGTCTAGTTACTGGCTGTGCCATGACATGTCCCTTGTGAACTTTTAGTTTCAGCCATTATTTATAAAGAACGGCGCTCTATGTCCTCTTCACTGAGAGTATTTCCTTGCCATACTTCAATAACTTTGACAGGAACAGAACCAACATTGGTTGCTTTATGCCAAGTTTTGACAGGTATGTCAATACTGTCACCTCTTTTATATATCTTTGAGGTTTTGTATTGATTTTGAAATTCCAAATCCATTTCAAGTTCACCACTAACAATATGCCAGTGTTCTGAACGAATAAAGTGACGTTGATCTGATAGAGATTTACCAACATCAATTGAAAGTTCTTTAACTCTCCAATAACCGTTTGTATCAAGAACAGTATAAGTTCCCCACAATCGAGTTACCTTTGGGTTTTTCCATTCCTTTAAGATCCACGACGAAGAGTTTTTCTTATCTTCCCCACCAATACCAAAAGCAAATTCTACTTTATCGTAAATCATTTCTGGTATATTTTCTTTTGTACGATCTCCACCATTGGCAAAGACTACAGTGTCACTTCCTCTTTTAGTAGATAGTATTTGAAAGATTGCATTACATGCTGTATCGTCATCATCATTAAATCCAATCACTTGATCGACACAACCCAGTGCTTCAATAATATTACATCGTTCATGGAAGGGCATAAATGATCTACCCTTTTTGCGTGTCAACCATTCATCTGAGTTTACTGCAACCACGAGTTTGTCTCCAAGTTCTCGTGCCGATTTAAACATCGCAATGTGACCCGAATGAAGTGGATCAAATCCACCTGATACGATTACAATCTTACTCATTTCTTTCCTTTCATCATGTAGTCCCAAAAGAAATTCTTTGCATCAGACTTAATAAGTCTTTGAGGAATGTTATCAATGATGTCTCTATGAACAAACCAATCTTCGTATTCTACGTCTGGTCTAAAGGATATATTCTGTGCTACAATTTCATATCCTGCGTCTCTCATTATCTGTCTAGCTTCTTGACGAATTGCATCATCTAACCTATACGCATCATGTTCAAACTGAACCACATTGAATTTATATCTATGGAAAGGCATATTGCGCAATACTTGGATAGATGTTTCATCAGTATCTATCTGTAAGAAGTCAATCGTATTTTCCATACAATGTTTAACGAGAAGATCTTCAAAATCGATCTCTAGTGCATTGGCATTGATAATAGTATTGGATCTACGTTGTGCGAAATCATATGCAAGGTGCGCAGACCATTCAATAGAAATACCTTTCCAATCAAATTCAGTTTCTAAGAGTGCAGTGTTGTTGTGAGTAAAAGGATTACCTGCACCAATCTCTAAGTATGTACCTTTACGTTTACCATCAAGACACGCAAGAACAAACATATCTTGGAAGTGTTTAGAATAGTTTTTCTCAACATCTTCTATACCTTTAAACGGTGCAACAAATAAATCTTTGTCATTTTTACTGTAAGTCGTCGCATCAGGCCATCCAATGTTATTCAGAATACCAATGATGTATTCGTCAAATGATTTGTCAGCACGAAAGGGTCTTCTATAAAGTAGATCAAAGAACATCTGTCTACCATATTCAACTCCTGAGATTGACCATGACGCACTCGCCCGTAAGAACCACAGTTCTTTTTCACCAGGCCAATCAATACCAATATCTTTCTTGTCTTTGAATTCAAGACCAAGTAATGCATGGTTAAGACACATACGCCAATCTGTAGTCTTCTCTCCATGTTTGGAAAGAAAGTAATGCGCTTCTGGTCTAGTAGGAAGGATACTCACTGCGTGTTGTAACAACCCTAACACAGTGTAGTTGCGTCTCTCTTGCCTTGCATATGCAAGTCCTGCGTAGATCATACACTTATATTGTAGTTCTTTATCGTCATCTTCAAGATCAGCGCATCGAATATAAAACGATATTGCTGCCGCACCATTCTCTAGTTTATCATACTCACGTGCAAGATCAAACATTTTATAGGTGTTCTTTGGATCGAATACATGTTCATTAACTAATTGTTGCAAATTCATAATCAAGCTCTCTCCAAAAATTCTGTAAATACGTTGCCAGGAATTTCAAGAATGAAAGTTGCATTATCCTGTAATCCATAAGAGATGTACACTTTATTATTGTGGAACATCATTCCAGTTGCGAACTCAATATGAAATTGATTGCCTGTCACTGGATCTGTTTGTGTTCCCATAAAGTGGAATTCTTGAGTGTGATGTACAATGTTCCAATCATTGTCCCAAACAATCGCACGATGGACGTAGTGACCATCCTTACGACCAAATACATCTTTACCTAAATCAACTTCATGTGATATTGTAATTCTTTGTTCATCATTAAGACGAAGAACTTGCGTACCACCACGAAGATCCCTTGGCATCTTTCTTTTATTTTTCTCATCAAGAATGACTGTCTCTGTAGTACCTTCATCAATGTTAAACTTGATGACTTCTGTGGGATTAGTCCACTTGACAAAGTGGTAAGGCATGTCTAGAATAGGAACCCAGTTCTTTTCACAATAAGTTTTATCTGGTGGTGGTGCAGGAATTGGATGACGAGAAATTTCTTTCCATTCTCCATCAATCCAGTCAATCTCTTGCATTTCCATGCGACCCTTACCATGTTCATCATAGCAATCACGACGAACACCACAAAGGAAGAGACGATCATCCCAAGAGAACAAACGACCATCTTCCAGTCCAATAAATGTCCAAGTGGGATCTGTGTCTAATTCAGATGTGTTGATACGACCTGCATGTTTGATCTGCATATTCTCATCAAGTTCAACCATAATGTTATAAGTTGTAAGAGTAACATCATTTTCTGGATGAATATATGCAAGAGGTCCGAATTGGTGTGGCCATTTCTTACCTTCACTGTGATACAGAGTATAATTGACATGCCGAATATTCATGAGGATCTTTCCATTATGCATGTAAATGGAAGGATTCATGATCCCTGTTTCGCCAGTCAATTCTGAGGGTAAGGTAATGGGGTGGAGTTTACCACCCCTCTTTAGGGCAAATGTAGCAAGCCCATATAGATGCATGTCGTGCATGACACCTCCATAATTTAGTGTTCAAATTTATACCATTATATCACATCAAATGAGGTTTGTCAAGACCAAGGTGCTTGTCTAACAATAGTATTTTTCTTATCAATTCTGCGTTCGATAATGTTGTCAATTTTGAGGATCTCACCATCAGTAAGTTTGTCAGTCAACCAAGTAACAACTTGATCTTCTGTCAGACTAAAGAAATTAACAAATTCATCTGTAGATTTGTCGACTGCGGTAAACCATGAACTGCCTAGGAAACTGTGAGTGACCCCATCAGAATCTGTGCCTACTCGTTTCCAAGTAACACGCACAACAGAGTTTTGAAGGACATCACCATTTTCATTGGTCTCGTCCTTCGTCTCCATGTTCACAATTTCCCAAACATAGTTGATTGACATGGTTTATTCCTTAATCAGGTGCCGCTTCACTAGCTGGATCTGGTTCTGCATCAGCATCTGCTTCAGCATCAACAACTGGTGCCCAAGGAAGTGCTTTTGCTTCAATTTCTTCACTTTGACCGAATTCACGTTCAATTTCTTCATCCAAACGTTCGGTGATGTGGGCAAGATAAGCACCATCTGCTTCTACAATGGATTGAATCCATCCTGTGACCGTTTCCTCTGTCAAATCGTCAAATGCGACGAAAGATCCTGCAGGCACGTTTGCCGCAGAAAGAGGTGTTGCACCAGACCAAGATGCAGATTGACCTGCAGAGTTAGTACCTGTGATTGTCCAATAGGTTTGATATACGGCACGTGCTAATGTTGCGCCTTCGTGGTTTGTCTCATCTTTAAGTTTGAGACTGTTAATGCTATAGCTATAAGTGTATGACATAAGATTTCTCCAATTTCCTTTAATTTACTGTTTATTTATTCAAAAGCATGTTTTTCAATTCTGCAATCTCTTCACGAAGTTCTGAGACTTCTTCCTTGTATTTATTATCAACTTCTTTAACTGCTTCGATAAGTAATGATGTGATTCGTTCGTAATCGACTGTGAGGTAATGATTATCATGTACCGCAGCCAGTTCTCTTTGTTCGTCATGTGAGAGTTTTTCGAACTCTTCTTTTGCTTCTTTCTTGTCCCATTCTTTACCGTCACGTTCTTCAAGTGTCTCTTTAAATGCAAGACGTGCTTTCTGCATGTTGTAATTGGCATTGAAAGGTGCTTCGTTGACGACTTCTGGAAGTACTGCTTCGACCTCTTGTGCGATAACACCAACTTCGTGCATCTTAGTCGGGT